ACCTCTGCCACTTCAGACATTCGCTTACCTTCTGCCGAAACTGTCGGCCCAGAGAACGCGGAAACCGCCGCGCGCGGGAATCCGGCTTCGCACCGGAAGGACGCTCTGGTTAACCCGTGTCAGGAAGCGAGAAGTAAAACGGCCTCTTCGTCGCGACGCCGGCGTGCGGCGGCCGTGCGCGCGGCGTCGGCTTGCTGTTGCGCCTGGATTGCGCGCATGTCGATCGAAGGCGCCGCCGGCATCGGCTGAACGGTCTGGAATGGCGCGAACCGAGGCATTGTGCGCCGGTCGATCGGGCCCGGAATCTTGCGCGTGATCGCGTTGAGCTGCTTCTGCCGCTCGATCTCCTCCAGGAAGTGGCCGACGCCACCGAGCTTGAACTCGTAGTCGTCGCCGGTCCGATATAGCCACTGATCGGACCCGGTGAGTGTGAACGAACCGGCCTCGGCGACGCCCTCGATGTTATTGCTCAGCGAGCCCGTAATGAGATATGCGGCCGCTTCGACATTGGTCCAATCAGAACTGAACGTCTGCGCGTTCCCGGACACCGAAAATGAGCCCGCATCGACGCCCATTGTCGCCGAGATAGACGAGGCGCTAATGCCAAATGAGCCGGCCGCCGCAGCTTCGGAACGGCTGAACGTGACGGCCTGACCTGATACAGTAAAGCTGCCCGAAACCGCCGGAAGCGTGGTATTGCCACGCTGGATCTGCGCCAGAGCAAGCCGACCTAGGGCGTCAAATCCGAGCATGGCGCTACGTCAGCCTCGTGATCTCGACCCGGCAAAACACTTCCGTTACGCCTTGGCTGGCGGCCAAGCCCAAACCATTGGTAGCCCGACCCGTCAAGATACTGTGGAAGATCGCAAAGGCCTTTGAACCTGCGATCGTGACAACGGTCGAGCCGGAAGACCGCGACTGCGCGGTATCGCTTGCGGATGGGCTATATTCGCTGGTGCCTGACGCCACATTCGCTGAATCTGTCACGTTCCGCAACAATGTCTGATGCTGATCTCCGCGCCAAACAGGTGCAGACCATGCGATGTAATAGCTCCCAGCAGGCAGCGTGAAATTATTGCTGGCAAGAGAGGCCAACGTGCCGACATTCCTCACCAGCGTGTTCAATGTCCGGGTATTTGAGCCCGCCGATGAGGTTCCACCGGACGTGCCGTTGGCCTTTTGGTCCTCGATAATCACGTCTGGAACGCCAACCGTCGCGCCGATGTTCTCGCGCGCCTGTCGTTGCTGTGCCGAGGTGAAGCTGTTTGTCTCCTCGATCGCGATCAGGTCTTCCTTGATCGCCACGATCGCAACTTGTGGCGCCGCGCTGAAATTGATCTTCGAGGTAGTCCCGGACGAGTTGAATAGCACCGTCGTCCGCGCAAGCGTCGTCGTGCCGGAGGTATAAGCGCCCTCTCCAATCTCCCATTGCGACAGGTCTGCGCTCTCGGCGCGGTACTTGTAGACGCGGCCATTCGTAGCGCCGGCCTGGGCCGGCGTCATATACCCCTGCACGGCAGCAGAGACCGTCCAGTCGGTCGTTCCACCTGCGGAAGCCGTGAAGCGGCAAGCGTCGAGGAAAGCAGCCATGGTCTATGCGAAGGTAAAGACGCCCGCCGTCTGGTCGAGCGAGACGGTGAAGCTATTGCCGTTGGTGATGTTGATCTCGGCGCCGTAGTCGTACCAGCCGATGAGCGGATCGGCGGGCGAGGTCGGCGTGTCGTTGTAGAGCACGGCATAGCGGAACTGTGCGATCGAGCCGCCCGATGCCGTGAACTGGACCGGCGAGAGGATCAGCTTGTAGGTGCCGCTCGACTGGTTGCCTGAGACGAACGCGGCCGCCGTACCGCCCGCCGTGTAGCCGTTACCGCCCGAAATCTCAGTGAGATCAGCTTTTACAGCGTTGGTTGCGACCGGCGCGGTGTCGGTCAGCATGATCTTGAGCGTGTCGGAGTTCAGGTTGTGAACCTTCGTCGCCATGTCCTTGACGAACTGGTTGAACTTGTTGAAGCCGGCCACTATTGAGCCTCCATCGGAGCAATACCGACGATTTCGCCGGTGTTCGGGTCACGGATCAGCCGTTTCGGCGTGTTCATGGCACTCGCGAGCGTGCTCATGTCGCGGCGCATCTCCTGCACCAGCGCCAGAAGCACCGCGGCTGGATCAATGCCCGACGCCGGCGCACCTTCGCCGCCTTCCCCACTCTCGCCCGCGCTCTGCTTGGTCGAGAACGCCTTGAGCATGGCGTTGTGCTGCGCCTCTTCGGCCGCGATTTTCATCTTGGCTTGGCTCTCGGCGGTCATGGTCGCGATTTTCGCGTCGGAGTGCGCCTTGGTGTTGGCGATATCGTTCGCGGCCTTGTCCTGCTGAAGCTTCAGCTCGGCGTCGCGCTTCTGCTGCTCGGGATCGGGCTGCTGCTGGGCCTGCTGGATGCTGTCGGAAATGTCCTTCTGCGCCGATGTCGGCAGCGGCGAGTATTTGAGCAGCGCAAGCCACGTCGCCGGCGGCAGCATCTTGCCAATGACGGGCAAGATTTGCTGGAGCATGGCCCAAGTGGCCTCTTTCTGGTTGGCCGAGGTCGGGCTTTCGTCCACGATCACGTCGTATTGCGTCGAGCCATTGAACGCGCCCTCCTTGATCAGGGGCACGAACTGCGCCTCCTCCGGCCCCTCGATTTTCACCAGGCGGCCGTCGGAGAGATAGTGCTCGATCAGGTACAGCATGAGCCGGCCCTGCTCTTTCCGGTAGCGGCGCAGGCTGTCGAACAGCGGCTGCAGGATGGTCAAAGCCGACTGCTTACGCTGGAGATCGAGCTGCGCGGCCTGCCCGGACGAGCTCTGCATGCCGAGAATTTCGACGTTGACGCCGGACACGTCGCGCAGCGACTGGTTGGCATACTGCATGAGCTCGAAAGAGCCCTGCGGGAATTGCGAGACAGGCTTTTGAATGAACTTCGGGTTCGGGCCAGACAGCGCGCCGGTCTTCAGGTAGGTCACCTGATCCTGATGCGCCCAAGACGCTTCACCGGCTGCGTCGTTGTCGAAGAATGCGCCGCGCTCGGCCGCGATGCCGCCCTTCGCAGTCGAATTCATGATGTGCATCGTCTGCGACATCCATTTGTTCGACCACCGGGCCGGATCCTTCATCGCGCGGACGATGCCGAAAAAGGTGTTCTTGTTCCGGTCGCGCTTGCCGGTCATACACTTGAACGAGAAATGGCTCTTGGCCGGCGCGTCGCCAATCTCAAGGAGCACGTTTCCGAGATAGGCCTGCCGATAGACCTTGCGCGTGGTCTTGGTGAACTTCAGCGTGCCGCCGGCGAGCTTCGCCTTGGCGCTGAGCTCCTTGAATTCGTCGGCCCCGAGCGTCAGGATCGCCTCGGGATTGGTCGGGTCGAGCACCAGATAGGCCGGCACGCGCTCCCACCACTGGATGCGGACCAGCGTCACGGACTCGTCGTCGTCATTCTCGCCCGAGTTTTCCTTGTCGTAGGTGGTAGCGGTCTCGTGGTAAGGCTCCTCGCCGTCTTTCTCGTCGCCGATCCAGGAGGCGTTGTAGTCCTCATCCTCGAAAGGACGCTCGGGGTCACCAGGGCAGAGCGCGCGGGCCTCATCGATCGGCACGTTGCGGCGGATATGCGCAACGCGGCGGCCGTCCACCAGATTGCGCTTGCGCGCGCCGCTGTCCCAGCACATTTCGAGCGGGTCAACGCGGTCGATCTTGGGGTCGCCCTCGGGATTGTCCTCGTAGTCTAGCCGGGTCTCGGTCCAGCCCATGCCGCAGACGACCATATCGCGGAAAGCGTCGGACTCCTCGTCTTCGGCATCGCACTGCTGGCGAAACCATTTCGCGGCCGAGGTTAGCAGCTCGTTCTTCTTCACCACGCCGGGCGTGCGCGGCAGATACTGCACCTCCTGCCGGTTCGCCACCTCCTGGCCGGCCACGCTGTCCACGGTGGTCCCGACGCGGTTGAAGATGACGATCGGCCGCTTGGCGTCCTGCAGAATGGCCTTGTCGTCAGCGGTCAGCTGCTCGCCGGCCTCGAAGTCGAAATCCTCGCGAGCCTCGCGGCGCCAGTTGACCTGGCCCTTGCTGTGATAGTCGAGCTTGATCCAGCCCTTCAGCTTGTCAAAGAGCGCATCAGCGTCCGAAGGCGTCTCGGTCTCGCCGGTGCCGGCCTGGTCCGCATCGTTCAGCATTCAGCAAATCCCAATGATAGGGATCGATGGTAACACCGGCGCGGAAATGGATTTCTAGCCGATCTCGAATTTGATGCCGTCGAACATGAACTTGGCCGTTGGATGATCTGGCGTTCGCAAATCTCCGACCCTGCATCCGATCTCCTCTGCTAGAGCCCCGGCGAGAACCATGAGCGTATGCACATCGCTCTTGATCACCGGGAGCGGACGCTTAGCAACTCGTGCTTGCTCGCCCGCATCGAGAATTGCTTGTTTCATATGAAACCATCCCATCAGACGCTTTGCCACGATCCGCCGCCGCGCGAGCGCGATCGCGAATAGGGTACATGCGCGGCCGGCGCATACGGCGCCTCGTAGCAGACCGCCATCAGGCCGAAGCCGTCGGCGGCGTGCGAACTCCAATCATGCTCGGGGCCAAGGCCGATGTTGCGCGCCTCGTCCTTCTTTTCGTGGTAATAGCCGAGCGCATCGAGCCCGCCTTCGACGGCCGGCGTCTCGGAGAACCAGCAGAACGGGAAGACGCGGCGCACCGCCTCGATCCGCATGTTGGCCGCGCCCGCTCCTTGGTTCGGGACAGGCTCGGGACACTCGAATCCGGCCTCGCGCCAATGATCGACGTAGCGCTTGCCGGTGATGGCGTTGGCATTGGTGCCGTCGTGCGGCAGCTGGAGCACGGCGCGCTCATATTTCCGCGTCCGAAGCTCGTTGACGTAGTATTCGAGCGGCTGACCGATGCCCTCGATGTAGTCTAGCACGCGGATTTGCGGGCCAAGCCATTGCGTGACCCACAGCGCCATGGCGTCGGCCTTCGCGCCGGCGCCGCCAATATCCACAAAGATTTTCAGCGGGAGCAGCGGGTCGGCAGGAATGACGCCCTTGCCTATGCGCCCCTGCGCCTTGGCCTCGGCAATCTGGCGGGCGAAATAGGCACCCTCGAACGCGCGCGCATAGCCGCCTTCCCAGATGTGATCGTAGCGCTCCGGGTACTTCTCAAGGTCAAGCTTCCGCTCCTGCTCCAGCACGCTTGTAAACCAAGGATTGTCGCGCCAGTTGGCTTGAACGACGACAGCACCAGGAGGAGGATTTGCGCGCAGAAACTCATCGATCGCATCGCTCTTGCGGCGGGGATTCCATGCAGCCCAGATTTCAGAGCTCTCGGCGCGTATCGTCGGCCGGAGCAGCGACAGCGACCGCGCGCTGAGCGTCTGCGCCTCCTCGATGAACGCGCGCTTGAAGCCTTCGAGGGACTTGATGCTGTCCGCAGTGTGGTCCTGCATGCCCTGGAAGATGATCAGGCCGTCGCCTGGCGTCTCGATCTTATCGTTGAAGATGCGGAACTCACGGCTGACGCCAAGCTCCTCGATCTTCTTCTCGATCAGGCGCTTTGATGACTGCGCGAGCGTCTTCTGCACCTCGCGGATGCAGACCGAGAGCATGCCCTTTTCGTACAGGCTATCCTCGACGATCATTTCGCAGAAGAAGTGGGACTTTCCAGAGCCGCGGCCGCCCCAAGCGCCCTTGTAGCGGGCGGGCTGCAGCAGCGGCTTGAAAACCGGCGCGGTGGGGATCTGGAGTGTGGTCAACGGTAATGCCCGACGTGCCAGCCGCCGCAGAACGTGCAGGAATAGGGCTCGATATTGTCCTCGCCCTGCTGGCACATCAGGCGCGCAGCATGCGCCCGCGCGGCATCAAGCGTCCAATGTCGGACCTTCTGGAAGCATGAGCGGTCCATGTGCAGCCTACGATTCAGCGCGGCTCCTTCGAGCTTCTGCATGGCGTCACGCCGCCACCATCTCGCCGGCCATCAGGGCCTTGAGCCTGTCCTTGTCGGCGCGGGACAAAGCCCAGCCGCCATAGCCCCACTCCGTCTTGACCGTGATCCCGACCTTGCTGAGCGCGCGCTTCACCTTCACCATCTGCACGTCGATCAGCTTTGGCTCGGGGCGGTCGCATTCCGGCCGGTCACCGTAGAGCACGGTCAAGAGCGCGTCCCGGGTTGCCACGCTGCGCTTGAGCATGAAGCCGATGATCTCGCATTGCTGCGGGGTAGCATCGAGGACAGCGAGCAGCTTGGACACGTCATCGTTTCCGGCGCCGACGATGGCCTTGAGCTCGGTCACCCGGTCCCGCATGCTGTCGGTCTGGATTTCGACTGCCTTCCTGACGGCCCAGCGAATGAACGTCTCAACGTCGTCGCCCTCGATACCCAGGAGGGCTTCCAACTCACTCACGCGGTTACGAAGCTGCTCTGTCTCGGTCATCCTGGCCCCCGCCGGCTTCGACTTTCGGCGCATCCACGATGACGCGCTCGATCCTGGTGATGCTCTGCTGGATTGGGCCGCCGTCAGCGCCCGTGTGCTCCTGCACGATCTTGTCGCCGAACACCTTGGGCAGCGCCTTGGACAAGAGCCACTTCCGGGTATCGACGCGCAGACGAGACCGGGCGATCACGTCGTGATTGACGGTCTCCTGCCCCTCCTCTGTCTTGTAGGTATCGTTCGAGCCGTCGTCGGCGATCTCAAGCGTCTCGTCGGCCATCGCCATGTAGCCGATCTCTCTCGCTTGCGTGTATTGCGCGAAAAAGCCCTCGCGATCGGTCAAAGCCCACGTCCTGACGGTGCTTTCGGGAGGCATAGCCTCGTCGCGGCAGATAGCGCGCAAGGTCTCGCCCGCCGCTAGGCGAGCGCAAATTGTTGCGGCCAGTTCGGCAGTATAGTCGGAGGGACGCCCCATCACGCAGCCACCCCAAATTCGCCGAAGTAGCGGCGGGCCGCCTCGGCATATGCCGCATTGGCCTGTTCCGGCGTGGCGAAATAGCCGAGGTGAACCGCCTTGCCCTCAACCTGAATTCGGGCTCGATAAGGCCGGGACTTCATGCGCGCCGACGTTCCGACACCCTTCACGCCCAATGAGTTGTTGGCATAGGCGCCCCCGTTGGCCTTGTTCTGCGAGCGAGTGGCGAGCCGAAGATTGGCCCAGCGGTCATTGGTCCGGTCGCGGTCTTCGTGATCCACTAGCACGGGCGGCCAATCGCCGGTCATGTAGAGCCACGCCAGCCGATTGGAGCGATAATTGCGCCCATCAACGCTGAATTGCAGATAGCCGCTGCCCTCAATGTGCTCCGGATGGTCTCCGGCCTTCGCACCCTTTCCGGGACGATCGACCAACCACGTCCAGACCCCCGTTTCTGGATCGTAGTGCAGAAGCTCTTTGAGGCGCGCCCGCGTGAGCATTATTCACCACCAAGCGAATTGGTGAACTGCCCGACGCTGGCGAGCAGATCATCGGCTTCGGCTGCCACCTTGTCGCCGACACTGTTGAGAGCGGCCGTTGCCTGGTCCATCTTGGCGAAGGCGGTCTGGAGCTTGGCGTGGCCGTCGGCCATGGCGCGCTTGCGCAGCTCGATCATGTCCTTGAGGGATGAACCGACATGGGCGGCGCCGGTGATGCTCATTGGGGCTTCCTTCGGTTTGTCGGGGATCAGCGCGACGGAGGGAAGCCGCAGCGCGTTTCGGATGGCCTTCTCGATCTCGTCGTCGGACGCAAACGCGGTCGTCGAGGTTACATGCTCACCGATCGTGAATACCTGCCGGCCATTGGCGAGCTGCATGATCAACCCGTCGATGCCGGGGATGTCGGACATACGCGCTTTGAGATCGTTGATCGACATGATGTTGAGACAGACTGATCCGGGTTAATCTACAAAATGGTTTTGAAATTTTCCGGTGGATATCACTCGGTTTGCTTCGGCTTGAACGCGAGGTCATAATGTTCGTAGTGGTGCTTCAGCTGTTCGATCGTCGGCGCCGCTGCTTTCGGTTCGGCTGGCCTTTCGGGCTCACCGATTCCCCAATTAGGCCCATACTTCGCTTTCATCTGCTCCATCGTCGGCCGCTCGCCGCGGTCGGCGCGCTCGCGCATCTCGACCTGTTCCTTGATGCGCCTGAGCCGCGCCTCGTTCTCCGCGATCGGTGTGAAGGCCTCATGGCAGGCATCGTTCACTTCCTTGACCGTCGGCAGCCAGCCCTTCTTCGAAGGAAGGCCGGTGACGGGATGCGTCACTGAGGTGATCACCTCCCGCGGATATTTAGCGAGCACGGCGGTGATCGCCGCGACGTAGGTCTCCGGGTCGTTCGCCTCACCCGTGCGATAGCAGCCGAGGAGAAGCTTCGCCCTGATCGCCGCGTAAGCCGTCAGATCCTCCCGGATCGTCGAAGGCGGCAATGCGCTGGACGAGGTTGTCAGCGGCTTGAATGACTGCGCTTTTTGGCTTTCCATGGGTCGTCACCACCAGTGTTTGAGCTTCTCGGACCTCGACTGTCGGGAGTGGCGCGGCTTGGCGCGCGTGCTCCTCGGCGATTGCGTTTTCGAAAAATTGGACGCTGGAAACCTGCTTGCCTTGGCGCTTCGCCATGACGGATTTCACCGAGGAGACGATGATTTCCGGCCGCCAGCCCTGCGAAAGCCACGTCTGCACCCGCATCGGCGCGCCGCACCAGGCCGGAGGCCAGAACGACGGATCGTGGCCGGAGAGCTTGAGCAGCTGCTCGGCGAGCGCCAACGCCTCCGGCCCGATCAACGGCGCCTTCGCGCGCGCGTCAGCAGCAACAGCAATCTGTTCTGTATCTGACTCTGGGCGTTTCACCGTCACGGTCTGCGTCACGGTATTTGACCGTGACGCGTCACGCCTTTTGTCACGGTATCGCTTGGACCGTGACGCTGCGGTCGGGTCGATCGCATCGACCTTGTACTGACGGCCGTTCCAGTTGTGGGGAACAAAGCCCGTTTCGGTCTTATCCAAAAGACCTGCAGTATGGAGCGCCGTGAGCGTTGCCGCCGCCTTCGGTTTCGGTACGCGCAATAGCAGAGCAACATGGTCCAAGCTCGGCAGCTTGCCGTCATGCTTTGACGCTATGCAAAGCACAGCCACCCACGACCAGCGGACTGCCTCCGGCAGGCTGAGCACCTTCGGATCGTTGATCACGTCGTTGTAGAAGCGAAACCAGTGGTTCACAGCATCCCCAGCGCGTGCATGTAGGTTTCGAGGATCGTTTCGGCTTGGGCGCGGTCATTCGGATCTTGCTTGCGCATCCGAACGATCGTGCGCAGCGCCTTGACATCGTAGCCGCTGCCCTTGGCCTCGGCGTAGACGTCGCGGATGTCGTCGGAGATCGCCTTCTTCTCCTCCTCCAGCCGCTCGACGCGCTCGATAATGGATTTGAGGCGGTCAGCCGCGAGCTGCGGCGCTGGATCGCTATTGTGTCCGATCGTCGGTTCGCTCATGTCTTCCCCTGGCTTGTTGTCTGGAGTCGCCGGGTACTGGACAATCACAAATCCAGGCGAGTTCGCAGCTGTAGTGATGGTGGTGCATCGGCGCATTCGGGAAGGACATCACCCACCCCAAACGGAAATGGTCTTCGATGGCCGCGAAGCGCACAAACTTGAACGCGCGCACGCGGCGTTTCACGCGGCCTTGTTCTCCTTCCGCAGCTGCCGCGTCAGCAGGTCGCGCAGCTTGCGCGTCAGCACGGCCCTGCGCTCGGAGCGCGGCTTGCACTTCTGCGCCTGCGCGCGGGTTTCGTGATACTGCTGAGCGATCGTCTTCATGCGGCATTCTCCGCTTCCTGGTGGATCATCTTCGCGATCCGGCGCTGCTCGGCGCGACGCTCTTTCGCGACGGCATTGGTCACCGCCGTGTTCTCCTTCATTTCGATCTCGCGGCACGGCTCGCAGAAATAGCGGTGGCGCCCGCCCTTGCAGAGATAGCGGAACGGCAAGCCGCAGCGCTTGCAGTCGGCGTTGATGAGATCGCCGATCGCGTAAAATCCCCGCTTCATGGCGCAACCCCTTCGATGGCCTCGCGTTGGTTCTCGCGGAATCGCCAGAGGTGAACCTCGACTACACTCTCGTGCTGACCGATCGCGGCCGCGATCTCGCATGTGTTTTTCCCATCACGCCACAGCTTAGCGACGGCGAGTTGTTCAGCCGCATCGATCGGCTTGCGATAAAACCGATGCAGTCGGCCTGCAGCGATGTCCATGTCCCTGCCCTTTCCTGCTTGCCCGCGTCGATGATGCTGGCGGGCCTCACTGGCCTTTACGTCTTTCGAGACGCTTGCGCTCCCGGCGCAGGCGCCACCATTCGATTAACAGGCGAAGTAGCCGCATCGATTTCCCTCTTGAGCGTTTCGATCTTGGAACGCTCGGCCGCAATCTCTTGTTCGACGCGGGTACAAAGAACTCGATTGCATTGCTCGATCAGATTCCATCCAACCGTCCAACTCGGCTCCTTCGCCTCGGCACCACGCGGCGCCACGAACTTGCGGATCCAGTCGGCAGAGGTGCCGACTGTCTGCGCCACAACCTCATAAGCCACCATTCTCGAACCGGTCTGCCGTTCGGCGCGCTCGACCAGGAACTGAGCTGCCGACCGTGGAGTTGTTGCCGCGGTACTCATTGGCGATTTCCGACCATTCTTTGGGGCCACTTGCACAATCCTCCATGCTTTCTATCGGGGCATGGAAGCACTCAACGATAACGACACTTGGCAGCCGCTAAGCTTGGCGGCAGGACGGCTGCTAGAAACTTGCGAAGATCAGCATTCCAATAGCGAGCGGCACACTGGCCGCGAGCGCACAGACGACGAACGCGCAGACGACAAGCGCAAGGCCATCGAGAATGGCCTGCGTCAGATTGAGAGATTTGAGGCCCGATACAGGCGAGGAAATCGAGCCTGACGGCAGGAGTATTTCAGTTGCGGAGCGCGTATTCTGCTCTGCGGGAGCGCCGGACGGCGGATCGAACCCCCCGTCGCCAGCCGTCCGGCGGCTCGACTTATCCACACATGCCACGGAGATGCGCGTCATGCTCGCCCTCCGGTTGCAAATTGTGTTCCGTCCTGGAACAACCGTCCGTAGTAGTGCGGTGCCGAATCGAATTCACATGACGCACAACCTGTGTTGTGTTCCATTTCTTCCCGCGCGGAAGTCGCGCGAAGGGCGGGGAGTGCGTTGGAATGGGAATAGTCATCGGCGATCACTTCGAGGATTACGGCGGGACCGAAGAATATACGGTCAGTTCTTTCAGAGCGTTCGAGCGCTTGAACGGCAACAGAGTGAGGCTTTACCTCACCGAAGAGCGAGGCGATCGCCATGTGCTGCTCTACACAGCCGTTGTCCCTCTGAGTGCAATGGAGGCGATGGGCCGGAAATGCCTGGAGATCGCAACAGGCGATCATCTGCCGATGCCAGATTGGGCAATAGGACGTCTCGGCGCGGCAAGCTGACATCAGGCGGCCGCCTCTGGTTGGGACGCGGGCAGAAAGTCGTCAGCCGAAAGCTCGCCGCCGCTTTTTTCAACAAGGCGAGCAACGAGGCTCATCGACGCGACCCGCTTTCCCTGTTCCAGTCGGGAAATCATGGCCTTCTGCACGCCGACGGCTTCCGCAACGTCCTGTTGCGAAAGCCCCTTCGATTGACGCCAACTGCGAAGTTTGTTCATAGCCAGATGTTGCCATGAAGGAAACCTTACGTCAAGCGCCCTGTTGCCACCAAGGATAACGACGCAACCCATTGGTCCGATTATAGTTTCCTGTATGGTTACAAGAATCGGCCCAAAAAGACCTACCCGGCTCTTCATCGCGGAATGGCGAAAGCACCGGAATGACATGAGCCAAGAACAACTCGCGAGCCGCATAGGTTCGACGAAGAGTTCCATTTCGCGTTGGGAGACCGGCGAGCGTGACATCACGCTCGGCGCCCTTGGGGCGATTGCGGAAGCCTTGGACTGTCAGGTGGTCGATTTGTATCGCGATCCGGCTAGGCCGAGCGCCGAATCTCTTCTGCAGGGCATGGATGACACACAAAGGCGCCAGGCGTTTCGCCTGATCGAAGCGCTCAGAACTGGCACAGACGGATGAAGCGCTCCCTCGTCGCTGCCGGTCTCCTCCTCGCGCTAGGCGGTTGCATGAGCCGCGAAGAGCGCCTTGCGCAGATCGATGCAACTGACGACCGAACCTGCCTCTCCTATGGCTCGACGCGCGGGACGGACGCCTACGTGGCTTGCCGCACTCAGCTTAATACCAGCCGCACCAACGCCGCGGCGATACGCGGCTCGGCCCCTCCCGGCTGCTCTCAAGTCCTAAACGTCATCAACTGCCGATAGCGGCTGCTGTTAGCCGCCGGCAACCGGTCGCGAAGAAAGTTTCCTACACGTCAACATTTCTATTGACGTGACGTTTCCTGCATGGCAACGTCGAGCCCATCAGAACGGGGTTCGACATGCAGCCAATCTACCTCATTGAGCATCAGGGCCTCCGCGCCCGCTATTTCCTCGAAATCGACCGCGACAGCAATTCCCGCGCCTCGGTGATCGAGATGATCCGCCAGAAGCAGTGCGATCCGGTCAAGATCCTCGAAGTCGATGAGGACGCCGGCACCGTCCGCAACGTGACCGATGATCTAGTCGGAGAGGCGATGGACGGAGCTGCGGCATGAGCGCGGCCGTGGACGAAACCCTGCGCAAGCTCTGTGTCGGCGTCAGCAACGACACGATCGATTGCGCGGCTCGCATCGCCAAGATGTACGGCGCCTCCGACGAGGTGGTCGCGGCGATCCTCAAGCTCAAGCGCGACGAGAAGGAAGCGGCATGATCGCCCGAATCATCGCCTTCCCGCCTGAGACCTCGCAGCAAACCGCAGATCGCGTGCTCGCCGAGTGGCAGCGCCTGCGCAAGGCCGGCGTCCGCCCCGAGCACAGGCTCGACGCCTGCGACGCCTTCGACCGCGATCTCGCAATCATTCGCCAACTCATGGAGCGTTCCAGATGAACCAGCTTGCAGTCCAAGGCCCGACCGAAAACCTGCCCATGCACTCAGAAGGCGCCGCCGTGCTCGGCATGATCGAGCGCGTCGCTCGCGACCCAGGCGCCGACATGGACAAGATGATGCAGCTCATGAGCTGGCGCAAGGAGATAATGGCCGAGCAGAAGCGCGCCGCTTTTGACGAGGCGATCTCAGCGGCCAAGGCTGAGATTCCGGTTATCGTCAAAAACCGCTCGGGCCATAACAACAAATACGAGGACATGGCCGCTATTGCCGCAGTCGTTGACCCGATCCTCGGTCGGCATGGTCTTTCGTATCGTTTCCGAACGGCTCAGACCGAAAAATCAATGTCCATCACATGCGTCCTGTTCGGACATGGGCATAGCGAAGAAACGACATTGACGGGGCCTATGGATGCCACTGTCGGCAAAAACCCCATTCAGGCGATCGGGTCTACGCAGACATACTTGCAACGGTACACCCTCAAGGCCGCGCTCGGTCTGGCAGCAAGTGAAGACGACGATGGGCGGTCGGCGGTAGCCGGCGGCACGATCAGCCTCGAACAGGTCGAGCAGTTGCTTGCGCTCGCCGATGAAGTCGAAGCCGACAAGGAAGCCTTCTGCCGATATTTCAAGATCGAAGGCATCGCGCAGCTACCCGCCAAGGACTTCGATCGCGCTGTTGCGGCCCTCAATAAGAAGCGGAAGGCGTAACCATGACCGAGATCATCCAAGGCTCGGCCGAATGGAAGGCGCTGCGTTGCGGCAAGGTGACGGCATCGCGCGTTGCTGACGTGGTTGCCAAGACGAAGACCGGCTATTCGGCCTCTCGCGCCAACTACCTCGCCGAGCTCATCGCGGAGCGCCTGACGGGCACGCCGGCGCCGAGCTTCACAAGCGCGGCCATGCAGCACGGCACGGACACCGAGCCCGAGGCGCGCGCGGCTTACGAGTTCTACCAGAGCGTCGCGGTTGAGCAGGTCGCGTTCGTGCCTCATCCAAAGATTGACCAGGCAGGAGCCAGCCCCGACGGCCTGGTCGGCGACGACGGCTTGGTCGAGATCAAGTGTCCCAATACGGCAACGCATCTGGAGACACTGCTCGGCCAAGCCGTTCCCGCCAAATACGCCGATCAGATGCAGTTCCAGATGGCCTGCACGGGCCGGCAGTGGTGCGATTTCGTCTCCTACGATCCGCGCATGCCCGAGCATATGCGCATGTTCGTTCGCCGCGTGCCCCGCGACGATGCGCGGATCAGCCACCTCGAAACCGAGATCGCCGGTTTCCTCCGCGAGATCTCTGCGAAGCTCACCGAGCTCAATCGGCTCTATGGCGAGAAGGAGGCGGCGTGATCGATACCGCTCCTCCCCTCGCCTTCCAATGGGACGGCGAAGCCATGAAGCCTATCAACGGCCGCCGCGCCGACGCCTTCTACACGGTCGGCGAGCGCTACATCATGGCCCCGGTCTGCCAGCGCTCCGACGCCACGCACAAGCACGAATTCGCCTGGTTGCGCGAGGCCTGGATGTCCCTGCCGGATCACCTCGCCGAGCGATTCCCCTCGGCCGAGCACCTGCGCAAATGGGCGCTGATCCGTGCTGGCTACAGCGACAGCCACACCATTACCTGCGCCTCGAAGGCCGAGGCGCTGCGCGTGGCCGCCTTCATCCGGCCGATCGACGAGTTCGCCGTCGTGATCGCCAGCGGCGCGACCGTCACCCGCTACACGGCCAAGAGCCAGAGCCGGCGCGCGATGGGCGCGAAGGAATTTCAGGACAGCAAGACCGCGATCATGGAAGTGGTCGGAAAGCTCCTCGGCGTCGAACCCGGCGCGCTGCCGCAGCGGGAGGCCGCATGAGCCGCAACGTCCCCGAGTGGATCGGCAAAAGCTCGGACAGCGCCGTTCCGCCGCGCGTCAGGCTGCGCATCTTCCTGCGCTACGACGGACGCTGCCAGTGCGGCTGCAATCGTCCGATCAGGCCCGGTGAGGCTTGGGAATGCGAAGACACGATTGCGCTGGTCAACGGCGGCGAGCGGCGCGAGTCCAACCTCAAGCCGTGGTTGGCCGAACACCACAAGAACAAGACGCGAGCCGACGTCGCCGAGAAATCGCGCGTCTATCGCAAGGCGGCAAAGCACTACGGCGTCACGAAGCCAAAGCGAAACATCCAAGGCCGCGGCTTCCCGAAGGCACCGCCGCAGCGCCGGGCATCCACGCCGGTCAACAAGTGGAAGGGCTTCTGAGATGAAGCGCATCCTTCTCGAAACAGTCTTGCCGCTTTTGTTTCTCGCGATCGGAGGTCCGGTCTTTGCGGTGATGTACGGCTGGGCCTGGGTTGGTGATCGCGTGTGCAGGGGATCGGCGCTGCCGGTACGACACCATTGCGCCCCTGAAAACAAAGGGAATTTGACTTGAGCCGAATTGAGACCATAGCTGAAGGCGTGACCCTGTATCTGGGGGATTGCCGGGAGATTTTGCCGACGCTGGGCAAAGCGTCGCATGTGATCTCGGACCCGCCTTATGAGGACGAACTGCATCGCGTTTTCGGCAGCGCTCGCTCAATCCGGACGGATGGGAAAAAGCGTTCCCGCCACGATACGCTAGGCTTTGTTGGTGTGAACGCTGACCGCCCGGAGTTCGCTAAACTGATGGTCGACGCCTCCTCAGGGTGGCTGATCGTGTTCTCCCTCGCCGAAGGAATCCGGGCTTGGAGGGATGATATTCAGGCGGCGGGCGCGAAGTGGGATCAAACACTGTTCTGGGTGAAGCCGGATGCCACGCCCAGGTTCAACGGCCAAGGGCCAGCCAGAGGCGCTGAGTGTGCCGCCGTGGCCTGGTGTGGCTCAGGCCATCGGAGCTGGAATGCCGGCGGCAAGCGAGGGGTCTATACCCATTGCGTGAACGTCGGCCGCCAAGGCGAACACCCGACCGAGAAGCCTCTGCCTCTTATGGCAGAAATCATCTCGGATTTCACGCGGCCCGGCGAGCTGATCTGCGATCCTTTTGCGGGCTCTGGCACGACGGGGATCGCTTGCGTGAAGGCCGGCCGCCGGTTCGTCGGCATCGAGTCCGATCCGAAGTATTTTGATCTGTGCTTGCGCCGGATTTCAGAGGCCGCGTCTCAGCCGGATATGTTCGTTGCCCCTCCTTCCAAGTCCAAGCAGGAGGCGTTCGAACTATGACGACCTTTCACCGCTGGGTCATTCACTCTCGCGTGCCGGACTACCTGCTTTGCGGGTGGATGGCGCTGCCGACGCTGGAAGGCACGGGCCACGGCATCTACTCGGCGCATTGCATTTGGCTTTGCGGCTGCCGCCTGACCGAGCCCAGGTACCCACTCCCATCGCCTCACCAAGGAACAGCACAATGATCGACGTTTTCAAAGAGATAAACCGCATATTCGATGAAGCCGCGGCGAAGCTTCCGATCCGCAGGCACAAGGCGTTGTTCGGCTGCTGCCAGTATTGCGACGGGGAGCGGGATCGCAGGAACGAGTTTCACCCTTCGCATGATGCCAGCGAGCGGTGCGAGAGCGGAAAGCGGCGGCACTGTTCCTGCGACATATGCTTTTGACGCATCCACGATCCCCTCTCCTCACGGAAACTGACATGACCCGCAAAACATTCCCCATTCCGCCTGGACACGAAGCCGTGCGAGACAGCGAAGGGCGCGCGACTGGAGAGGTGCGGCCGTGCTCCGCTGCCACTGAGTTTACATACCGCAAGAAGCCGGTATCAATCGAGGCGTGGCGTCTCGGCTCAGAGCAACCGCGCCCGGCGTGGGCGAAATGGGACTTCGGCAATGGGCACGATTATGCCGTTGTCTGCACCCTTGAAGGCGAGATGCGCGGCGAGCGTGGCGATTGGTTGATCCGCGGCGTGAAGGGCGAGCTCTACTTCTGCAAGCCTGACATTTTTGCGCTGACGTATGAGCGGCCTGATGGTGTTGCCCAAGGTGCGGTTAGCCCCGGTGTTATTGAGCGCATGGTCACGGATGCATGGGATCAGGCCCGCGCCGAAGCGATCGAGGAATGCGCTCGCGTCTGCGACAAGCACGCGAGGTGGGCGGAAGACAAGATCGCTGAGCCGCCGGAAAGCCCAACCAGCCAGACCTTTGCTGCGACATCTCTGGCCGCCAACGATTGCGCAGAAATGATACGTGCCATCGCCGCCCAGCCGCCGGCCGCTCCGGTCGAGACGGAGGAGAAGCTTGTTAGCGAACTTGCCGACGTAGCGGAGGCTCATTTCCTGCCAACGGTCAAAGCTATGCGTGAGGCGCTGTTGGCGGCGCGTGAAGCCATCTGGTCAGGCGGAGATACAATCCGCGCGATTACGGCCATTGATGCCGCCCTTGCTTGTCCGAGCAACGCAAGAACTGCGCCGGAGTCGTGCCAGAACTGCATCAATGAAGACGATTGCGCCAGCGTTGATATTTGCAGGGCCGTCGAGGAGGTGACTACACCTCAGCCCTCATCTGCCGTTACCGAGGGCGCAGAGGAAGCCATCCGCGACTGGTGGTATTCAGATCGTCGGCAGCCCATGACGTCGAAAGAGGCTGCCAAGTCGCTGATTTGGTATCTCGCCAAATGCGGCTTCAAGATCGTCCGAGAGCCGCAAGCGGGGGAATGGATAAACGAACCGTTGCGAAATTGGACGGCCTCCACCAATGAACCGCAGACAGTGCTGACGCGGAAGCAACTCGCTGACGTGTTGGATAGTCCGACTGTCTTTGCCATCGCTGACACGATCAGAAACCCGAAATCGGGCAAGTCGCTGAGCGAGCTATGGGCCGATATTTTGTGGCCCCGTCTCGCACTCTCGCGCCCAGAGCATCGCGCCCCTAGCGCTTCTTCTCCCGCCGTAGCAGCTCCTTCTCAACGGCCTCGCGAATGAAATCCGAGCGCTTTTCATTCGTGTCCGGGTCCAGCACCCGGTCGATACGGTCCAGCGTCCCGCCTGGAAAGCGGGCTGGGGTTTGCTCTTCGTTGATCTGTCTGCGTCCCATGCTGAGTACAATAGCTGATATCACGTATTGTTACAAGAGGGGATTTAGATGATATCTCCTATTTACATAGGGCCGATATCTGATATCTTCTATTCATCGAAACGGGAGATGGTCATGGCACGGTTTGTGGTTCGCGGCATCAACGACGACAAGTCCTTCTGCGAGTGCTGCGGCAAGTCTGGCCTCCAGCGCGTTGTCTGGATCGAGGACATGGAGACGGGTGAAGTGAAGCACTTCGGCACCGTTTGCGCCACCAAGCCGGCCAAGGGCTTTGACTGCGTCGCCGAGATCAAGAGCGCCATCAAGGCCGCCAAGGACGAAGAAAGGGCAATCTGCTCGACCGCCTTCTTTCGCTACAAGAAGGTCCACGGCGGCCAGATGATCAGCTCCAAGGACAAGGACGGATCACCAATCGCCACCGTCGCCGACAAGGCCCTCTGGGCTCAGTGCCTGAAGGAAGCAACCGAAATGCGGAGGGCGGCATGACCGCCCCTTCCTACTGCTCATTTTGCGGCAAGGGCAGCACAGAGACAGAGCTGATGCTGGCCGGACCTTGGCCCGCCTTCATGTGCCTTGAATGCGTGGATGACGCCTACGAGCAGGCACATCAGATACTCGCCGCCAGGAAGGCGGATGAACAGCTATTCGCGGAAGTTAGGAGATGCGCCTTCTGCGTCCCCTTCCCGATAGCATCCGCGCTCTCTTCGCAGACGTGCGCCAGCGGTTCACTCGTTGATGTGAAAGGACCATCGCACCCATGAGCCAGCGCGATTCCGGTTACGAGCGCAAGGAGCGCGACCTGTACGAGACCCCAGAGTGGGTGACGGCTGCGCTGCTGCAAGACGGGCTGCGGCCCGCCGAAAGAATATGGGAGCCGGCCTGCGGTAGCGGGAAGATGGTTGCGGCGCTCGGCGTACTTGATGCGGAGATAATTGGGACCGATATCGACACGGGAAGCGACTTCCTACAGGCCACAGAGCCGCTTGCGCAGGTCATCATCACGAACCCTCCTTATGTGCTGGCACAGGAGTTCATCGAGCACGCGCTACGCCTAACGGCCCCGGATGGCTTCGTGGCGATGCTTCTGCGCACCGACTACGACCACGCCAAGACGCGCCAGCACCTATTTGGCGGGTGCCCGCACTTCGCCCGCAAGTTGGTTCTGACGAAGCGCATCAAGTGGTTCGAGGACTCGAAGGGGCAGCCATCGTTCAACCACGCCTGGTACGTTTGGGATTGGCTGAATGAAGGCGCTGAGCCGATTTTGAGTTATGGGCCTCGCGATCGTGTGGGATCATCGAGGTAGCCATGGCAATCAAGCGCCCAAATGAGCCCATGTTCATGACCGCCGAACAGGCGGCTACTCGCCGCGGTTACGCGGCCCGTTCTGAGCTTGCTCTGCGCAACTCGCTAGAGGCTTTCTGTCGCGCACGCTGGCCTGATGCCAGAATATGCCACGAGATGGTCATGGGCGAGGGCCGGGTCCGTGCCGATGTGGTCGCAATCGACTCCTTCCACATCGCGGCATTTGAGGTGAAGGGCGAGTACGACGACACGACTCGATTGCTGCATCAGGTCGGAATGTACCAGCTCTGCGTTCCCGAGGTGTGGATGGTGGTCCCGGTCGGTCGGCACGCCGAAGATGCCAGGATCTTGCGGCACCTACTGCCGAGCGTTGGTCTCTTGGTCGGTGCCGGTCAGTCCCAAGCCCGTCATTACGAATTTGACGGCAAGGACTTTGATCTAGTGGTAGAGGCCGAGCCAGATCAACGCATCCCGCACAAAGAAATGATGTTGGAGATGCTTTGGCGCGACGAGCTTTGGGGCGTCTGCAATCGATTGCACATCGCAGTCAGCAAGAAGCCTACGCGGCCGGAGATGATCAAGAAGCTTCTAGAGCTTCCGCTGATTACACTGCAAGTGGAGGTCTGCAAGGGACTTCGCAGTCGCGACGCGCTTTGGCGAGCTGACCCACCGATCCAGCCCAGCGCGGTAATGCCTCCGGCACACCACCAAGTCACTAAGGATACTGAGGCAAGTCAGTCAAAATGACACGCGATGCAGACCTTAATTTCTCGGACCTGATCACGCTGGAAGATGCGTGCAAACATTTCCTCGGCGGCAAGGTCACAGTTGCGACTTTGCGCGCCATGCATAAAGCAGATAAATTAGAGATTTACCGAATTGGCCGGCGGGACTTCACCACGGTCAGCGACCTGAAGGCGATGCAGCAAAAATGCCGCGTAGAAGCTCCGGCCC